GTCATTATGGTATTCCTCAAGGTAGATCTAAATACTTATCAAGAGTAGATGGATATAAGCAAATTGAATGGCAATTAAAATACATTGAGAAGCGATACTCTAATCCATGTAATGCTTTGCAGCATCATAAGATTAAGGGATGGTATTGAGTAAGAGTTCATTAAGAGATACAGGTTCTACTAGGCAATGGCGTTCGATTCGCAGCAGGATCTTAAGGCGTGATCAGTTCATCTGCCAATACTGTAATCAAGAAGCTACAACTGTCGATCATGTAATACCTCGAAGGCTCGGAGGATTAGATAGCGACGATAATCTCGTTTCAAGCTGCCGTAGATGTAATTTAGCAAAAGGTGGGCGTTTTTTTGCACGCGATAGGACACCACCGACCCCCCTTTCCCTTTCTAACCCACAAAACAGCTCGATCGCCCACGATCAGACTGGATCGATTTGATTAATTTAATAACGGGAGAGATCTTTTTAGATCAGGATGAATCGACAATAGGAGGTGTGCAAACTCCTCGTATTCACTCACAATTGAACGATTTGCCGTCTAAAGGTCATGAAATGATTGAGTTCGCTAAAGAAATCGGTATGCCGTTGATGCCTTGGCAAGAATTTGTTGCAATTCATGGTCATAAGGTTAAGCCAGATGGGAGATACCATCACTCAGAATGTGGATTGGTAATTGCAAGGCAATCGGGAAAGTCTACATTTATGATGCTTCGTGTTTTAACTGGCATGTTTGTATGGGGCGAAAATCTACAGTTGTCATCAGCTCATCGATTAACTACATCCCTTGAAACTTTTAGACAAATGGTTGCGATAATAGAATCTAATGACAAACTTGCATCAGAGGTTAAGAAAATCCGATGGCAACATGGTGCCGAAGAAATGGAACTTAAAGGTAATCGAAGGTTTGTAGTTAAAGCTGCTAATAATGCTTCGAGAGGAATTTCCGCGCCATCTAGCATTCATCTTGATGAGTTACGAGAATACAAAGATGAAGATGCTTGGTCATCTATGAGATATACAATGATGGCTTCAAAAAACCCACAGGTTTGGATTTATTCAAATGCTGGAGATCAACATTCTGTAATTCTAAACAAACTTAGGGAACGCGCTATCGCAGCCAGCGTGAACCCCTCCGACACGATCGGTTGGTTTGAATGGAGTGCCGAACCAGATGCACCGATTACCCTTCCGTCAGGTGAGATTAACTGGAAAGCCTTCGCTCAAGCCAACCCTTCGCTTGGTATAACAATTCATCCAGATAACATTAAAGCTGTAATCAATGATCCTCCAGATATTGTGCGAACCGAAGTTTTATGTCAATGGGTAGATACAATCAATTCTGCAATTGATGCTCAAAAGTGGGAATTGTGTAAAGTTGATCCAATACCTTTAGATCCTGAAAAAGAAACTTGGTTTGGTTTAGATCTTAGTCCTGACAGGAAATTTGCTGCTCTCGTTGCAACTCAAAAACTTTCTGGCGAAAAGTTTAATTTAGTTTTACTTCATACTTGGTCAAACGATTATTCAATTAACGATCTAGCAGTAGCAAATGATATTGCTCCTTATGTTCGAAGATACAATGTTCAAACTGTTGCTTATTCCAAGAGAACCGCTCAAGCTGTTGCAAGTCGCCTTGTTCCAGCAGGAATTCCAATTACTGACATGGATGGTGCCATTTATGCAGAAAGTTGTGATCGGTGGCTTGGAGCCATAAATAGCCATCGCTTACAGCATGGTGGGCAAGAAGAATTAACTCAACAAACATTATCAGCTGCAAAATTACCTTATGGTGATGGTTCGTGGATTATAGGAAGAAGGGCGAGCAGGGTCGCAGTCTGCGCAAGTGTGGCATCAGCTCTCGCTTCATATTTTGCGACACAAGTTGAAACAGAGGTAGACATTCAAGTCGGATAATTTGTATTTATGGTATATTATGTGCTAATGGGATTATTTGACCGATTTACCACAAAGCAGCCAATTCAACAAGTAGATGTTGCTGCTGCATTAGCACCTTACAACGCGCAACAATTAGTTGGCGGAATTTTATTTGGAACTACAACTGCATCACGCGAACAGTTTATGGCGATACCATCAGGTGCTCGCGCTAGAGGAATAATTTGTTCAACAGTCGGATCTTTACCGCTAGAACAATACAATCATTTTACAAATGAACACATAAGACCAAATCGTGTAATTATGCAACCAGATCCACGCGTTGCAGGTTCTGCAATTTATGCATGGTTGGCGGAAGACATTTTGCTATACGGGGTCGGGTATGGAATTATTTTGGACAGCTACTCATCAACCGATGCTTCAAGAATTAGAGCATGGACAAGAGTTGCACCTAATAGAGTATTTGCATCATTAAATGGTAATTCAACCGAGATCGAATACTACACAGTCGATGGAAAAAGAGTGCCACCATTTGGAAATGGCAGTTTAATTGTATTCAACGGATTAGATGAAGGAATTCTAAATCGTGCAGGTCGCACAATTAAAGCTGCTGCTGAATTAGAAAAAGCAGCTGAAATGTATGCAAAAGAGCCAATGCCACAAATGGTTCTTAAATCAAATGGCACAAATCTTACTCCAGAGAGAATTACAAAGTTATTAGAATCTTGGAAAGTGTCAAGATCTACAAGAGCAACTGCATTCTTAAATGCTGATGTTGAATTACAAACTTTAGGGTTCGATCCTAAATCGCTTCAAATGAATGAAGCACGCCAATACCTTGCTTTAGAAATTGCAAGAGCATCTGGTATTCCTGCATCATTTATATCTGCTGAAACTACTTCAATGACTTATTCAAACATGACTGCTGAAAGAAAAGCATTAATTGATTTCTCACTTCGACCAATCTTAACTGCAATTGAACAAAGATTAAGCCAAGCAGATTTTGTTCCAAATGGCATGGAAGTTCGTTTTGATATTGATGATTTCTTGCGTGGATCTGCTTTAGAGCGTGCGCAAGTTTATGAAATCCTAAACCGCATCGGTGCAATGAGCATTGAGCAAATCCAAGAGGAGGAGGACTTAATCCGATGAAGATTAATTTCCCAATAACACTAACCGCAGCCGATAATAAAAAGCGCACGCTAACTGGAACAATTGTTAGTTGGAATGAAAAAGGCTTGACAAGTGCTGGCGCGACCATATTTGAAAAAGACAGCATTGACTTTTCAAAGCCAATTAAATTGTTACTTGAGCATGATCGCACTCGACCAATTGGCAAAATGATTGATGTTACAGCTGATGAGAATGGCATTGAAGCAACTTTCAAGATTGCAGCAACAATTGCTGGAGATGACAGCATGTTAGAAGCTGCCGAAGGTTTAAGAGATGGATTTAGCGTTGGTGTAAAAATCAACGAGTGGAAAAATGAAGATGGCGTATTACGCATCAAAGCAAGTTCCTTGCAAGAGGTATCACTTGTAACTGAACCCGCCATCGACACAGCTCGCGTTTCAGAAATAGCAGCGAGCCAAACACCAGAGAATTCCGAAGCAACCGCTGAGGAAACCACAACAAAGGAGAACAAAGTGTCAGAAATTACTTCTGAGGCTCCTATCGCAACCGAAGCGGTAGAAGCGACACAGGCTCCAGTTGTAACAGCCAACTACATGGCATACACAAAGCCACGCGTTGATACAAATGTTACAGCAGGACAATATGCAGCAGCACAGATTCGTGCAATTCAAGGCGACAACGATGCACGCGATCTACTTGCAGCATTAGCAATTGGAACAGTTTCAGAAAACACAGGAATGGTTCCACCAAATTACTTACGCGATGTTATTGGCGTAATTGATTCATCAAGACCATTTATTGATAGCATCGAGCGCGCACCGCTTCCTCCATCTGGGCTTAAAATCTTCACGCCTGTGCTTGGAGCGCAAGCCATTGTAGGATTAACTGCTGAGGGTGTTGAATATGCATCTCAAGATACAGCTGTTACTTTTCAAGAAGATAACATCGTTAAGTTCGCGGGCGCAAATGTGATAAATCAAGAAGTCCTTGATAGATCTGACCCATCATTTTTAGATCTTTTAATCCGTGAGTTGGCAGCATCTTACGCACAAAAGACAGATGCTTATGCATCAAAAATCGCAGCAGATGGTGCAGATTCATCAACAGGTTCAACACTTTACAAGTCTATTGCAGATGGAATTGCTGATTCCTACAATGTAATGCGAATGACACCAAGCAAATTGTTAGTTGCACCTTCAGGTGGATATGTAAATATCGATTTTGCTAACATTCTTGGAGCCGTAGATGGTTCACAAAGACCTCTATTTGCAGCAGCTGCTCCACAAAATGCAGCTGGATTAGTTTCACAAGGTTCAACAAATGGAACAGTCGCAGGACTTGATCTAGTTGTAGATCCTAACTACACAGGTAACACAGGCAACGCAAAGGTTG